GCGTCTTTAGACCATGTGTCCATAAGAGCAATGTCTGTTTGTACTTGGTCAACGTCGTCTTCAACACATGCGAAATATTCGCCTTTGTCGATTAGAAGTTGTAGTTTTGCTTTGTCAGGGTTTTCAACCGCAAGCGTTTGTCCCTTAACATATGTTTTGATAGTAATCTCTGGTGTAGTACGGATATTGACCGTGTCTCCCATAGACCTTATATCTCCTTCGTAGTCAGTATTTGAAATTGCTGCGAGCACTGTTGCGTCGTAGAAATTCTCAATAAGTTTTCCTGACCAAATTTCAGGTATAAAATTACCTGTGTATCCTGGATTTCCAGGTGATACTCCAAAAGCCATAATAGCCTCCTTTAGTTAAATTACGCAGTAATGCGACCTTCTTGCTGTGCGGCAAAAATGTCACGTTCCTTTTTTCCACGTTCTTCTTCACGGCCTTTATACTTACCAAATCTGACATCTTCAAAAAATTTTGTAATGTCAGCTCTAGAGTATGTCTTGCCTTCACTAGCAGTAGGTTTCGTAGAACGTCCTCGTCCTGGTGCTACCTGTTTTGCTAGTTCTGGATTAGAACTGCGGGTCTCACGAGCACTATTAGCATTACCTGTAGCCTGTTCATAAGTAGAAAAAAATGTAGCTACTCTTGTAGCATCTAACTTCTTCTGGGCATCCTCTAAATAAACTTGTCTAGTCATACCTGTTAGGGGGTCAACCTCAAGCAACCATGATTGAAAATCAGAACTGCTATTAATCTCATTCCAGTTGGGTACTTCTGTATTTAAAGTGTTCCAAAACTGTTGTTCAGAGCTAGTTTTTTGTTGTTGTTGAACTTGTTGTACTTGTGGTACTACGCCCTTCAACTTCTCTATCTCTGCTTCCAACTCTCTAACACGAGCCAATTCTCCTGCTACTTCTTCTTTTGCTGCTCTACGCATAACATCAATAGAATCACCGTACTCTTTTACATCGTCGTCAGTTATTAACTTTTCAACGGGTGTTTCCTGTACTGGTTCTTCTTTTTTGTTAAGGTCTCCCAACAAACTTTCAAGTTGTTCTACACGACTGTTTAAATCTCTGTTCGCCGAATTTAATCGTGGAACGTCGGTATTATACATGCCTTGTAGCGTTTTGTACTTTTGCTCCCATGTATCTTTATTCTCTTTACTATCTGAAGTGCTGTGCTCATCAGCATCAGATTTGGGTGCTTGTTCTTCTACACTGTCGGAAGGTGTCGATGTTGTCTCTTCAACAAGTACTTCAGTCTCAGTCTCAGCTTTAGCTTCTGGTGCAACTTCTTCTGCACTTTCTTCTTTAGCATTCTTCTCTGTTTCTTCGTTAAGTTCCTTGTACAACGCTTGTACATCCTCAGATTGTTTTTGAACTTGCTTTGGTATTGCCATAATGTTTCGCTCCTATTGGTGTGCGTTATCTAACAGCTGTCTCATGACTTTGCCGTATAGTCTGGGGACTTTTTAATGAGTTCTACTAACTCTTTCAAAACCTGACACCGTCCCTGTGCAAGTGCCACGTTTTGTGTAACATTTGGTAGCTGGTCTAACTCATGTTTATGCCACTGCTCTAAAAAATTTAAAATATCAGAGTGTTGGCGTTCAACTATTGCTAGAGACTTAACAACTTTAAGGTCTGGTCTTATCATGACTTCCTCCCAATGCTACGGTTGTTAACTATGTTTCCATCCATTCCGCCTTTTGGGCTACCATCTGGTTGAGTTGGGGTGCCGCTTTTCATCGGAGGCTGTTGGGCTTGTTCAGCCTCAACCTGCTGTTTCGCAGCTAACTCTTGCAGATAAGTACCTTTCTCCCTAGAAGGAATGATTTCATCCACAGGCATTTGCAAACTCTTAGCTACTTCTCGAAGTATCGAGGCACGGCCTTCTTTACCAACGATACCCATGTCGATTTCGTTGGCGGTTGCGTTAAGAAATTCTATTCTTCTGACGTTAACAGTTTCTTTAACTGCAAGATTAATTGCACCTTTTGGCAATATCTCTACGTCACCTTTAATTGATTCATCTTCGTCATATCGCATGTTATATACAAATTGTCTATGTACAACAGGTTTTATAACATCACTGTCTATGTGCATAACTACTTGGCGTATACCTTTACCTGCAGACCCCATTAACATTGAAAGACCTGACGCTGTGCGTCCAGCTCCTTTAACATTTATGTCGCCTTGTAAATAAGACGGTATGCCTGAATGGTCATCAGCTAGTTTTGCAAATCTATCATACACACCCATTAATGTATTAGCATTATCATCAGGTTGTGTAAATCTTACAGCGGGAGCACTAGACCCTAGTGGGTCATTAGTTACTTGCCATATCTTCCATGGGTGCATTTGTGTAATGTCTTCATTTGGTGGAATCCTTTCTAAGTTAACTTCAACTTGTGGCCCACTTGATATACCCATGTTATTAACTAATGCACGGGCTGCGGCATTACATACACCTTGTAAATCTTCTATAATTTCTGGTATTCCTTTACCCCAGAATGCTCCTGGGTGTTTAATAAATGATGTTTTAGCATAAGGTTTTTCACCTAATGGGTCATAGTTAAGCACTGCTTTAATAACATAGTTACCCACAATCCAAACATTAGCATCGTATTCACGAGCTTCATCTATTTCTTCAGCTTCATCTTCTAAGCCCCATTCTTTTAACATCTTACCACTTACTTTACCCCAGAACTCTAGGGCATCAAATATTTCAGTAGGTCTGTCAAACGCATGAAACTTTCTCTCCTCTTCATCTTTAGCTAACTCTACATCTTCGTTAATCCAAGATTGTCCATTACCTATATCTAATACTTTTCTAACTGCTTCTTCATCATATCCAGGGACACCAATTAAATCGGATAAGTCCATACGACTTAGTGGGTGATGTTCAAATAAATACCCATCATTAGTACTTGAAATTCCAGGCTCTGGGTACATTCTAAATGGGTCAACACGTTCAAACTCTGGAGCTATAACTTCATCTGCTTCAACAACAGTTTTGCCTTCCTCATTTTGAGTGTAAGCTAATCTTCTTTGTCTACGAACTACAGGTCCTTTTATAAAAGCACATGGGTACGTAACTAAATCTGTAATAAAATCATTAAACGATTCCGCCCAACCACCTTGTGCAAACTGGTCTGATATCTTTAACTTCATTCTTTTAGCCCTATCGTCAGCAGCTTGTAGTAATTTAAATCTATAATTTTGAGACACCATTTCTTTTAACTCAGCCATTTTATTAGCCGTTGGTGCTTGGCCTTCTTCTTCAACAAGTTTAACTACTTCTGCAGCAAAAGCATTTTGCACTGCTTCTAAATGTTCGGGTGATAATTCTGGTATAGGTGTGGGTTGTATATCCCATGGGGGTGTGCCTGTGTCTAATAAAATATCTCTAAGCCAGCTTTCAGCGGCTCGGCATTTAACTTCTGTTATCATCATGTAGATATCAGAACCACCTTGTGCTTGTATTTGTGCAAGCTTATCAGCTTCATACTCGCCGTTCCTTTGTCTAAGACCTTTGAGCATTATATTTTCTATAGGTTTTTTAGCTTGTCTAGCAGCATCCCAACACTCACGCATATACGAAGCAAGCCCTAAAATGACTGCTTCATTCTGCCGTTCTTCCATGGCTTTATTAGCTTCTTCCTTTTCTTTCTTAACGAGCTCGTCGTTGCCTATTACTTGTAGTACCATAATTTATTTTGGTTTAGCATCTCTAGCTTTTTTTACTGTATCAGCCATACTTTTTTTAACATCTTTCTCATACATCATTCTAGGTATTCCCCCTATTTCATCATAAGTTGGCATAGGTTCATCACCAAAATGAGCTCTATAAACTTGTTTAGAAGTAGGATTATCTAGTTTTTTCCATCCTTCGCCATACACAGGTGGTATGTTTTCTTTTTTAACAGGTGCTTTCGCAACAACAATTTTTCCGTCTTTATATTCTTTTGTTTCGACAAGCCCACCATCTCTATAGCTTTTAACCATATAGTTCTTTGAGCCGTTCTTCATTTTGTATCCCATAACAATCCACCTCTAAATAATTTTAACATTACTATAAAAAGGTTCCCCTGTCTAATCATGAATAACAGAGGAACCAGAAAGGCAGTAACTATACATATGAGGGAAAATAGTTACCAAGTCGCACAAATGAGTAAAGCAACTTTATTTGAACGTATCATGTCCAACCACCTGACGCAACCGATTTAACGTCACGTTTCTGTATCATAAATCCTTCTGCTGTTGTATTGATGTGTAACATTAAGTATTGTAAAGCTTCCGCTACGTGTGAGTGTTTGTTCTTATCTATGCTTCCGTTCTTCTTATGAAACCTATACCCACCCATCATCGCAGCTTTAAGTCTAGAACATCTTGGGTCTACTAAGAATGCGGAGTCTCCATCTACTTGACGCATAAGAAAATCATCTACCGCCGAAAGTCTAGCTGAGACATTATTAGTCTTAGCTGACATAACCTTTAAGCCTTCGGCTTTTATTATATCTACCGCTGACCTCTCATCAGTCTGAGCCCTTTGTATTCCTGCAGGGTCTGTAATAATTATCACAGGACTGCCTGCGTATTTTTCTATAATCAAAGGTTTTAAAACTGTACGTATAAATCTTTGTATGCCCATGTCAAAGCTTACAGCTTCGTCTAGTATAAGCACTCTGCCTCGTGGGTCTTGTTGTCCTATAACCGCTGCAGGTGTTAACCCTAAGTCCATACCAATAACAATCGGTCTAACTCCATTAACTATGGGTTGTAAAGTTTGGTCTGCCATATGGTAGTCAGGTCTAAAGTACTTGTACACTGGCTGCCCAGCAGTACTTAGTCCATACTCTCCGTCAATGTACACACGGATATATTCATCTGACCTACCTTGTGTATCGTAATATCCTTCAGGCAAGTTCTCTACGTTTTCTGCATACGGACTCCTACCTGACGGTTGTTTGAATACATCCCACCCATTATCATTAAGGGAAACTCCATCTACGGGGTCGAGTTTTTCCATTTGATAATACCACCATGTATCCATTGTAGGAGGGTTGGTGTCCCCCCACATCCCGAACCAAGAAGGTCCTCCATCTTTAGCTGATGGAAAACGACCAATACGTTTTGACATGGCATCTACAATGTCTGGGTTAATATCCCGACACTCATTGAACCACGCAAATGTTAACTCAAGTGAGTTCAAGTTAGCCACATCATCTGAATCATCTAATGCCCTGAACATAATCTCACACTCAACATCGCCTACTTTAAAAAAGTAAGTCTTTGTTGTTCTCATGTACGTACCACATACACCAGGTGGAAACCAGTCGTGGAATGTTTTAATTGTTGTATCTTGTAGTTGTCTAGCTGTCTCACGAACAATAGCAGCTCTGGATTTGCGTATGCCTTGCTTGTTAGGTTTTTGCATAGTGGCTCTTCTTATAACCTCAAAGGTAGAAGCTACCGACTTACCTGACCCTACAGGTCCCATTAATGTCCGCATTTTTGCATCGGACATCATAAATTCTTTACATATCTTAGATGGTGTATAATCTATATCCATTATGTTTTAGCGTACCCAGGCTTTCCTTTAGATGAATTGTCCTTAGACTGCTTGCGTTTAACCGCCGCACGTCTTTTACCTGATGACATACTTCTTGCTTTAGCAGACGGTACACACTTAGGATACTTACTTCTTTTCTCTCCCTTGCTCCTACCGCATGGAGGGAACGAGCCGTCAGACCTTGGGTTAGCTATATCAACCCACTTCTCACCTACCCACTTTTTTAGCCCTTTTTGTGCCACTTTTCTTACCTCCAGGTTTTATTCTGCCTGAGCATACGCCTGATGCGTACATGTTTGCATAGGCTGACGGGTATTTTTTAAACTTACGTTTAGCCGCCGCTTTGCCTTTTGCACACAATTTAGCCATTATAGTTCCTCCAATAGAATTACATAATACTGCGTAGGCCCCTTCTTGTGCCTAACTATTCTTGTTTTAAATGATAGCCCGCTTTCTCGTAGAACATAAGCTATATCTTCGTACTCAACTAGCGTGTCAACTTTTGCTTCGTTAGTTTCATCAAACTTACTTAGCGTTTTCAATAGCGACAGGTCTGTCCTCGGTATAGTCGTCTGCGTCGATGACGGTTGTTGGGTGCTCTTGCCCCCCGAGATTAATCGTAATTTTAACTCCTCCACTAGCATCCTCCGTGTTTGTATTGTTGGTTTCCAGTCCACCCCATTTGACAGTAGACTTTATTAAATCGGCTTTGACCGCTGATGATGTTTCAGGGCTGTGTATCATAGTCCAGCTTGTAGTCAGAAGTTCCTCTGCTTGTGCTCTGGCTTTTAGTTTAAAGGTCATACCTTTTTCAACAATCTCATTTCGATAAGATTCTACTTTCTTAAGATAAACTTTGTCCTTGTTAAACAAAGCTATGTCTTCAACCGTAATACTGTGGCGGGCTCTTAATTCGTCTAGAGTTTCTCCTGAGCCTTCTAGTAACAATGCTATATCGAAAGCTAGGCGGTCAGACCACTTAGTATGTTTTAAGGGTAATGTGTCCATGAATTAAAAATAGTGTATCTAAAGGGGGATGTCAAGGTGGGTGCCCAAACTTTACATCTTTGTTTTTTAGCCCTTGTTACGAGAGGTTTACTTATATAGGGGCGGGGTGTTAGTACGCAGTCCGACTACCCCCCTTGCATGTATATAATTATTTTGGTCATTATTATTTATATTTACGTATTTATTAGGCTATATAGTGTTCGGGTTTGTATATATGTAAAGTTTGCTAAACTTAACTCAAGCGAAATATCTCACGCGTAATCTTTGAGATTCTTTACTTTAGGAGTTGTCCAATGGCAATTTATAAAGGTAATGTTTCTGTGGTATTGAATACTTCAAATCAGATTACATTACAGAAAGATGCAGATGGTGCATTTAATTCTGATAATGCTTCTGAGTTGAATGATGAAATGCTGAATCAATGTAAGTTGATGAAAGCGGAATTCCTTGCAGGCGACGGTACAAACGTTGACTTGGAAGGCGACGAACCAACCATCGACAAATGGGCTAGGTACGTTAGAGAGGATGGAATTGAGTGGCGTTTAAACGTTGCTAATTTCGGTAAACCAAAACTATGTTTTGTTAAACCCTCTAATTCTACTAAGAAACGTGTTATTAAATTAGCGTAACACAAAACACCTGAGCAAGTGTATAAACTGCTCAAAGGAGTAAACTAAATAATAACATACGAGGTAATACAATGAGTATATTTAAAAGAGAATGTTCTATAGAATACTTATACAAACGTAGATTCTGTAAGAAAACATTTGATAACCATTTAGATAGAAAGCAATGGATATTTAAAGCTAACTTAGACAGTAGATATCTAATCCTTAACCAATCTAAATAACATATAACACCTGAGCAAGTGTATAAACTGCTCAATTCTTTTAATTTTTTTATTTATATATAGCCCACAGGTCGGGGGGTTTAGGCTCGTGATTAATCTAGGCGATAATACAGCTACTAATTGGGGGGGTTATCGTAAAGTTAACACTATCTAAACTATCTAGCTACAACTTGACATTACTTTACATGTTCTAGATAGGTAAACTTTACGTTTAAAACCTTACAATCCCATAGGTTTAGCCATATGTAAGCCATATAGCTATCCATAACTATCTAAACTATCTAGACTATATAGTTTTTTTTATATAATACCCTTTCACGTGAGGTTATCTTAAGATATAACTAAAATCGGAGCGACTTATTGTCCTGTAAAAACTAGATAAACTAGATAGTTAACGCTAACTTATTGATTCTTATAGACATAAACTATCTAATTGTACCCATATACCTGCTTACTTTACATATATATTATCCATTACATATCTACACTATAGGTTTAGAAAGCTCGGCTCGGTTTTGCGAATCGGCTGAGCTGTGCGAAACTGATTCCACTCAGCGAGAGGGACTAGCCCTTTAGCGAGTATAATTAACATCCCTTATGGGGATAGGACGACATTATGAGCGAAGATAAAACATTCTATGTAGAGTTTAAGAACACTACACACAAAGGTACACCTAGCATTAAGGTTAGCATGTGCAGTAAGGATACACCTGATAGTTATATCAACACCGATATCAAAACTATCATGGCACATGGATTAGCTATGGCACAAGTTCTTAAACGAGACTTGATGACATGGACTCCACCCAAAGATACTAACCCTACTGAGTATTCATGTAGGCTAAACCGATGGGGTAGTGCATACATACACTTTGGCAATAAAGGTAATGCCAATGGCAAAGTTGATACTAAGTTATCTTATGCCGACATTATGGCTACTGCTAAGAAACAGTTATAGCATAACCATTACAACCGATATTGGGGACAGCTGATGTCCCCTTTATCACAACACATTGAGGTAAACATTATGGAAACATCATATATATTTTATGGCAGACCTAGTGCTGACACTAGAAAATACTTTCATGACACCCTTAACTACATGCGTAGTATAGGCATGGAATGGGAGTTTATATGGGAGTATAAGAGATGTAGGAGACAGACTTGTACTGTCGTAGAGGCAGTAAATAGTGGCTATTATGAGTGGACTAAATAAACATTGAGGTAAACATTATGAGTAAAGTTAAATGTGTGCTATGTGGTGAGAGTGATGTACACCCTGAAAGAGTAGCATTAGGTTATGATACATGCCTATCATGTGGTGAGGTAGAGGCTCGTAATCGTAGGTTTACGGTAGTGCCTATGCACAAGTCTAACTACATTGTGGTTAGCAATAGAGAAGATTTAAAAGGTATTAATAACAAAGGAGGTAAGCATGGATAGGGATAAATACTTAGCTAGAATACATGAATATATCCACAAGGAATGGACTAAGATACAGAAACAAAAAGGGGTAGGCATGGATAACTATACACGAAAGGTTGTAGATAGGCTTACGCTAAGAGATAATGAAATGAATAGTCTATGAGTTATGTACATAGACATGGGATAGGTAGGTCTATTCAGTGGTTAAATATCTTACCTATCCTTAAAGAATTAATAAGGTGTATAGTGGGTATTGTCTAGACACGTATGCTTAATGAGGACTAAAATCAAGTGCGTTCCAAATCCTCGCCTTATTAATGGGATAGGTAGGCAAGGTAAACAAATCATAGTATCCCCTTACCTATCCTTAATGAATTAATACTGTTAGGTGGGAACATACCTTAACTAGATGTGGGATTCCTATTAACAATGACTCTAACAGGTATGGGAGAAAGTTGAGTATTAATGAATTACCTATAGCATTGGATGTAGGTAATGGGATAGATAGGTGATAATGCGAAAGACATTTAATTGTCTGCGTGAGCTTACGCATACTACCTTAATGTTATACAAAAGCAGTGGTGCAAGTATACGCCTATCTATCCTTAATGAATTGAACGAGAGGTTAAAGTATGAGCAAGAAAAATAACAATAGGATATTTCCACGAGAACAAAGAGTTGGATATAACCCTACCAATAATGTCAATGACTCAAGATACATTGACCATGTAAACCAAGCACAAGAGTGTGACTTAGACACTAAGATATTACTTAGGGATATACAAGAGCAAGGTATATCTGCAGTAGCTAATGACTTACTACCTGCATTCCCTGAAGAATCAGATACCTACACAAGAAGAAGAAGTAGTGCCAACACATCCAAGTATGATGGCATTAGGTGGGAGAGCCAAGAGGTTAAGGAACTTGAGATGAGGAATAGGTATTGCAAGTGTGGTAAAAGAATAAAGGTAAACAGAATAAGAAAGGGATACAAGACATGCAGTAAAGAATGTCAAGACATATGGTTTAAGAACGAGCTAAGTAATAACACCTAGCAATAGGTTGGGGATAGGTAGTGCTGTATCGTTCCAGCATTTTATTCATACTACCTATCTCTTTGTTTAAACTAACATTTTAATATTAAAAGGGGTCTCGGTTTTGCGATTCGGCTGAGTCGTGGCAAACTGTCGAGCCAAGCAAAGAATTTCTCACAAGGTGTGGGAATATAACAACACATAGGAGAGTAAACTATGAGAGCGAAACTACTAAAGCAAACCCTAAAGGATTTGTTTAAGATAAAGAGGACAGTAGCTATAGAGGGCAAACCTGGGGGTGGTAAGACTACCATTTGTCGTGAAGTTGCTGATGAAATGGGAGTAGGTTTTATTGAAGTGCATATGCCAACCATGTTGGTAGAGGACTTTGGTATACCTATGCCACAAACTGATGGTACTATCAAACATACACTACCACATTGGTATCCTGCAGTAGGCAGTGACCACCCTGATACAGGTATACTATGCTTTGATGACATGAATCAAGCTAACGCTGACTTACAGAAAGTGGTAGCTAACATGTGCCAAGCTAAAAACCTACATGGTGTGCCAATGAAAGAGGGTTGGCAAGTGGTGTCAACAGGCAACAAGGTATCGGACAGAGCAGGGGCTAATCGCATACTGTCACATCTAAGAAACAGACACACTGTGTATGACTTAGAGACACACGTTGATGATTGGGTTGCATGGGCAATAGACCATGATGTTAAGCCTGAAGTCATATCATTCATTAAGTTTAGAACAGACTTATTGCATGACTTTGACCCACAACGAGAGTCTAACCCTACACCAAGAAGTTGGATAGAGGGTGTGTCTAACACCATAGGTCTTGTATCACCCGAGGCTGAGTATGAGACATTCAAAGGGGCAGTAGGCGAGGGAGCTAGTGCAGAGTTTGTAGGCTTTGTGAAGATATTTCGTAATCTACCTGACATTGAAAAGCTCATCAAGAAACCATTGGAGGCTATTGTGCCTAATGACCCTGCTACATTGTATGCAATGGCAGGTAGCCTAGCTACATACTCAACAGTGGATAACTTCAAGAATGTATTGACATACCTAGATAGGATACCACCTGAGTTTTCAGTGCTATCGGTATCGTATGCAGTCAAGAAGAACACAGACTTGATGAACACACCTGAGTTCACTAAGTGGG